ACCGCGCCCTTGTTGGTGAAGATCTCCGTGACCGCGTCGATGGGTCCCATCAGGTAGTCCTGGATGTACCCGCGCTCATCGGAGAAGTGGCCCAGTTCAGTCACTGACGATCCTCGGCTGCGGTAGGGGGATGATGAATTTCCCAGTGTACCCAGCAGCCCGCAGCGGCGACATCACGTCGGAGGCGATGTGCCACGCGAACAGCAGCGCGTACGGCGGCTGGTCCTCGATCAGTTTCTTCTCGTCCACGATCGGGACCTGCGTGCCGGGCATCATCCGGCCGATCTTCTCGCTGCCGCCGATCTCGCACACGCACGTCAGGAACTTATCAGCCCCGGTGAAATGCATCAGCGGGGTAGCCCTGGTCGCCGCGCCCACGCCGTACACGGGGCAGCCCCCGTCGGTGAGCATCGCCAGCAGGGCAGTCAGCCGGTCTTTCGCCGCGTCAGCCCGGCGCTGGAGGCCGGTGTCCATGTGTCCCGCGCGGACCCGGAACGAGCCGCCGTGCGCGGGAATCTGCTGGCTGTCCCACACGGCGAACCCGTGGTCAGCGAGGAGCCTGCCCAGCGTCACCAGGTCGTAGTAGCGCAGATGCTCGTGGTACACCGTGTCGATCTGCAACCCTGACGTGACCGCGGACAGGTCATGGTTCTCGGTGATGAAAGTACCGCCGTCGCTGAGCAGGATCGCGACACCGGTCATGAAGTCGTGCGGTTCGGGGACGTGCGCCAGGACATTGTACGCGGTGACGGTCTGCGCGGGTCCGTACGTGTCGCGGATGTTCATCGCGAGACCGGACGTGAAGAACTTCTGGTACACGGTGACCGGCGGCCTGATCTTCTTCGCCTGGTCGGTCGGCTCCACCGCGATCAGCCTGCACCGCCCCCCGAACGCTGCCAGGGACGTGCCGTCGTTCGCGCCGATATCCACGAGCGTGTCATCAGCCCGGGTGGGGATCAGCCTGGCCAGCTCGGCGGCGTTACGGCGGCGCTCGGCGCTGTTTCCCGCCGCGTATGGGTGGCCCGGCGTGAACAGGTCCGTGTGCGGCACGATATAGTCCAGCTGGACCAGGGTGCATGACCGGCAGCGGACCAGGCGCAGCGGGTAAAGCGGGCCGTTGCCGTACTGCTCGGCGAGGGGCTGCATCCCCATGTCCAGGATCGGGTTCAGGTACGGTGACCCGCACAGCCCGCAGGTGTCGATCTTACCCATGGGAGCGGTACCATTCCACGGTGGCTGCCAGTCCGCTGGGGAACGTCACCAGGGGATGCATATCCGTCAGCCCGCTGATCTTCGCCGTGTCCGGCAGGCGGCGCGGCGGGGACCCCTTCGGGAGGGTACCCGGCTCGATCTTGATGTTCCGCCCGTAGCATTGCGCCACGGCGTGCGCCACGTCCGCGATGGTGTGCTCGTCCATCGTTCCGACGTGCCAGATCCCGGGGTTGGCGTTGTCCAGCAGCATGATGAGCTGGTCCACGCAGTCGCTGATGTAGCAGAACGCCCGGGTTTCCTGTCCCGTGCCCTGGATCGGGAACGCGATGGGCCCGTCCGGGTGGCTGGTGGTCAGCTCGTTCATGCGCAGGCAGAACTCGGGGATGACATGCTCCCGGCCCATGTCCGGCCCGTAGATATTGTGCGGCCGGGCGATGATCAGCCGGTCCAGGATTCCTTCCCGTTCCCACGCCAGCGCGGCCAGCTCGGAGGCGATCTTCCCGCCGCCGTACGAGTACCGGGGGTTCAGCGGGTCCGGGACGACCAGCGGCACGCCTTCCGGGGTGGGCACCACGGGGGCTACCTGGTACGCCTCCGAAGAGGACACCAGCAGCAGCTCCGCGCACGCGGTCCGCTCGCACGCGTCCAGCACATTCAAGATGCCCCGCAACGCCACGTCCAGGACCGTGCGGGGGTTCGCGTAGAACGTCTGCGTCCCCTGCAAATACGCCAGGTGCGCGACCCGCTGGCAGCCCTGCATCGCGCGGGTCACCGCGCCCGGGTCCCGCACGTCACCGTACACTATCTCGCAGTCGACACCACGGAGCCGCTCCGGGTTACCCCGCGACATGTCGTCTAGCACCCGGACCTCATGACCGTCTGCGGCGAGGCGCTTCACCAGGGCGCTACCTATGAACCCCGCGCCACCGGTCGCGAGTATCCTCATCTGGGTCTCACCCACTCGAACTCGGTGCCGCAGACGCAGGTAACGATATGTCGCATCTCGCCATGATAGCGGCAGGTTTACGGTAATACTCCACCCGCCACCAGTCGTAACATTCCGCGCACATCGTCGCGTTGTTCAGTTCCCGCCAGTGACCGCACATGTAACAGTACCCGGATTCCCGGTTCTCCACAGCATGTATCCTCCAGGGTCATGCTGCCGGGGTCCAGGGCAGCGGACAGTTAAACTATCACCCGCCAGCCTGCGGTTTCCCGTTCACCACTGGGGGCAGTATCGTCGCTGGTCACGTCGATCTTCGGCGGGTCAGCCTCCACCGGGGACACCTCAAACGTGGAGTGGTCCGCGGCGGGTACCGAACCCGGCGCGGTCATAGCGTACTCGTTCGACCGTGGCACGTGCCCGCCCGCCTGGCTGGTCGGGGCCAGCACGGTCACCCGGTCCGGCTTCAGCATACTGGAAAGATCTTCCATCTCACGCCTCCTACCTGGCCCGGTCATCCTTATAGTCGTGCGCCTTATCCCCGTTAACCGAGGAAGCGAGTTCCTTCCCCGCCGGGTACGACTGCCCGCCCATCTGCCCGCCTTTCGCGGGTTCCTGCCCGGGTACGTACTGGCGGGCGAGGTCACTCATGCCGGGTTCCACGTGGACCGGCGGAAATTCCCGTCAGCGTCGTACTCGCCGTGCTTCTCCCGCTGCATCGCCTCGCGGACCTCCCGGTCAGCGGCAGCGTCCCGTCCCGGGCCGTCCGCGTGACGCTGCCACACGTCCCCCTGCGGGTCGTGGAACTGGGTTCCCTGCTCGGCGCTGCGCCGGGCCAGGTCCTCATCCTCCGGGGTGGCACCCATCAGCGCACCGAACGCCCGCCGCGCAGCACCGTGCCGCCACCAGTCTGGAACCGGCTGCTGCCAGCCTCCGGCTCGTTCCCCCGGATGCCAGGGAGCTGCGGGCCACCCGTCGCGTAACCCTCCTGGTTCGCTTCGGTTGCGCTGCCAGGACCGGACACAGCCTCGCTGACAGTATCAGACTTGTACGTCCCCGACAGGAACGAACCCGGCCGGGTGTACTTCACCGAGGAACCCCCGCCGCTGCTGTTCGGGGACGTCGACGTGCCCGGCGCACCCGTCTGGGTGATCTCCGCGTCGGTGGTCCCGGTCAGCCCGTCAGTCAACTGGCCCGCCGCGACCGTCGTGTCGTTATCACCGCCGCCACCCCGGGTACCCGGAGCGCCCGTCCCGGACGGCAGCGGCCCCCCGAAAATGTCGCTCCGCGACGGAGGGTACTGGCCCGGCTGCGCCGTCGGATCGCCACCAGCGCTGACGCCGCTCGCCTGGTTACTGTCCCGCATCTGGCTGTTTTCGTTACTGCCGGCCATGATTAACCTGCTTCCCTTGTCTGTGTGCGTACTGGTAGCACCGGCGGGTTTGCCCGTACCCGCCCGCCGGTGCCGCCAGGGTCCGCTACCCTCGCCGGGTCAAACCGAACTTCGCCCCGCCGAACTTGTCCGCTACGGGGGAGCACTGCGGGCATTGCATCGTGGAATGGTCCTCGCTGTCCGTGGAGACCAGCGTGCCGGGCAGGGCGTAATGCCCGCACGACAGGCGGGGGATCTCCCCGAACTGGCGGCACCGCGGGCAGATAACCTGCCCCGTCCGCAACCGCAGGGCGTCAGCGTGAGCGCCGATGCGACGCCCGCAGGACGTGCAACGTTCCGCGGGTGCCGCACCGGCGACCTTCAGCTTCCGCCTGTTACTCACGGACGCTGACCGTACTGTTCCATCAGCTGCTGCTTCGTCGAATTCGTCGCAGCGACCCACTCCGCGCCCTGATTGACCGCGTAGTCGATCCACTCCTGCTTCGATGCCGCCGGTTTCGGCGGGCCCCCCTCCGCCTGCACCTCAGCTTCAGGTTCAGCTTCAGGTTCAGCCTCGGGTTCTGCGGGTGCCTCGGATTCCGCGTACTCAACCGCGGCTTCCTTCAGGTCATCCAGCGGAGCGTCAGGGTCCCCCTTCTGCTCCGCCGAATCGGAAACCTTGATGGCGTTCCCGCCGTTGACAAGATCCTCGCCTTCCCAGTCGGGAACCTCGAAATCGGTCCACGCGGCCGGCCACGGGCGGCCATCATGACGACCGCTGGACATATTCGCCAGCATCTGAATAATCACCAGGAACCTCCGCGTTCGAGAATCTCCGGATTACGCAGGCGCACCCACGTAAAGTGAAATTGCGCCCGTGCGGTCCACGAGGGTTCCGTCACCGCGCAGGATCGCCCTGAACGTCACCAGGTCGGTTCCGAAGGCGAAGTCGTCGGACCGCTCGAACCGGACCCCGCCGACCAGCCGCACGAAATACTGGCTAAAGTCACCAAACGCGATGCACTTCGCGGACAGAGCCTGCGCAGGCATAAACGGGTCCGCGACAAGCGGCTTACCCAGCAGCAGGTCCGGGGAACCGAGAACCGCGGAGGGCTCCCAGATCGGGCGGCCGGTCGTGTCGGTGATCTTCCTGAACCCGCCGATTGTCTTGTCAGCCGCCAACCAATAGCAACTGCGAGACTGGCGGTACGGCGCGATAACCGAATATTCCAGGTCGACCAGGTTCGCGTACGACGGCGCACCGGACACACCGGTCGTAGCGCCGGTCACGCCGGTCGTCGCGCCGGCGATCAGACCGCCGGAGATGTTGTTCGTGCCGTTGATCAGCGCGGAACCGAACGCGTTACCCAGCGCCCGCCCGGCCTGCATCGCGAGGTAACCCAGCAGGTCCACCGCGGTGTCGTCGATCAGTTCCCGTGCCACCTGGATCAGGATGCCGAACTTCACCGCGGCGAGGGTCTGCATCGAGAACGCCGGGTCAGACGCGGAAATCGCGCCGCCCTGCGCGGCGGACGTACCGGTCGAGTGACCAGTCGTCTTCGGGACCTGGAGGGTCTCGCCACCGCCCGTGTTCAAGACCGTGGGCCCGCACTGCATAAGACCGCTCACCTCGATAAGGTGGGCAATCAACTGGTCATAAAAATCCGTGGGGACGATCGTCGACGGGGTACCCGTGGTGAGCAGGGTCCGGTAGTTAATCGGCCCCTGGGCCTGACGCCGGATCTCCAGCGCCCGGCCGACACCGTCCTCACCCTTGGCCCACTTGCGGATTTCGGTGTCCATGTCCCGCTGGGCGGGGGTTCCCTCACCCTGACGGGGTCGTCCTTCCAGGTCGTTGAACGCGTCGTCGGCATCCTTGGCGCGCTTCTCGGTCGCGAGCACGGCACCGATACGCTCGTCGAGCGTGCGCATCTCCTCCTGCATCGCGTCCCAGCGGCCCTGCTCCTCCGGGGTAAAGGAACGGTTTTCCCCGGCGGCGTCCTCAGCGATCTTCTTCGCTTCGTTCCACACGCCGAGCCTGCGGTCACGGAGCCGCTTAGCGGTCTCACTAGCCATTTTCCTGGCCCTTTCCTTGATACGGACAGATCTGTTTAGAACCTGCTCCGTCCGCACCCGGAAGGGGTGGCTACGGCCGAGGTAACGATATTCATTTGTGCACCGTTCTAACCTGGCGTCTTATTATCCGCGCCCGGCCCGCAGTGCCACGGTGTCACAGCCCTGCGGTTTGTTTCGTTCAGGGTAGCGCGACAGTCAGGCCGTTGGTGGTGTCAGTGAGGGTCACGTCAGTGAACACCAGGCTCATCGGCGGGTCGCAGGACGGGGACAGGACAGCGGTCGCACTCAGCGTGTAATCGGACTTGCCGTTCTGCACCGGCTCATCCGCCCCTGCTGCGAACGTCGTCTTATTCGCCGCCTTCGGCTCGTTCCCGCCCGGGTTCACGCACGTCGCGGTCCCCGACAAGACCACGTGGATCTGCGCTTCGTCACCGAGACCGGCTTCCTTCGCCGAAACCGTGACCGTGCTGCCGCTGGTCGTGAGAACCGGGTCGCCGACGAAGTGGGGGCTGCCCGCGAACGCCGGTGACGCCATAGCGCCGGTGATAGCCGCTGCGGCGGTGAGCACGGCAAGCACCCGGGGTATCCTCATTGTCATCCCTTTCAGTCGGTGTCGGCGTACGGGTCGGACTGGTTGTCCAGCAGGTCCAGCATCGCCAGCGCCCCGGTGAGGGTCTTCTTCCGCTCCTTGATCTTCTTCTCCTGCCGCGGCCCCACGTTGTCGGTCCGCTTGAAGAATTCCATCGCCCGGTTTTCCACCAGCCGCTCACGGACCTCAGCCGGTTCGGCCTGCGCCCACGACGCCAGCGAACGGACCG